GTTTGGGGCCCCTTCGCAAAAAATTTCTTTGACACCCCCTCCTTCACCCACCGGGACACCCTGGACCCCCTCCCTATGCCTTGCTTGGCATCAGCAGATAAAATAAAATCATTCAATGGAATATAATATTGTTTGATTGTATGTTGGACAGGCGGTGGGTACATGCAAGTGCCGGTGGTTGTATCATCAGATTGCAAGTGATATCACTTGTAGGTTGGTTTGGAAGGAAAGACATGGCACACCTATTCAATAGACAAATATTTATGCTTCAATAGATTATCACAATAGCTTGAAGTATTGCATCCAGTCCGTGTATTCTACCGCATGGGCTGGATTTTTTTATTGTGGTGGGAGGTACCTGGGCCTGGCTTTTCTTGTGGGCCCGTCCTGCTTTTACCCGTGACAATCCTTTCTATGTGGGCCGGATTGCAGTATACAAAGGATTGGGAAAAGGAAATCATTGAAGGATTGCGGGTTGCCAATAGATTTCGGATTTTCATTTTTGATTTGGGATTATATAATATTCAGCCGATTTTTCTTTGACCCCCTCCTCTTGTTTATTAAGAAAAAAAGATGTATAATGATTATAGATTTGTTTTGTTTTGGTTACAGGGGTATCTGAAGCCCCAAATGCTCTTTGTCTGGGACATAGCGGAAAGCTGTGTCCCTTTTTTGTCATATAATATGTCAAAAAGTATGACAAATTGTCACCTTTTTTATAAAAAAAGGGATAAAATATGGCAAAAAAATTATCTATTGCAGAGAAGAAAACTAAGAAATTCATGAAATCTGTCAGGTCTTTCCTCGCATCAAAGTCTGGTGGAAAGGTACCTCCGGAGTGGGAATGCAGCCTTATGCTGTTAGAAGAATACTACAAGCAGTTCATCACCATCACGGAAGAGATTGACAAGTTGGACAGCATGATTACCACTTCAAGGTATGGGTCGTGTCCTCATCCTTTGCTTGGTGCGAGGGACAGGGCGGCTATAAGGCTGGAGGCGCTGATGAAGGCACTTGGACTTACCATGAAGAGTGCACTGTCCATGGAAATCGCGGAGCCTGTGATTGAGGACAGTCCGCTTGACAAGTTCATTCAGGGAAAGATTGAGAAGCGATGAAACACAACAAGTGGAAAAAATACATAGCTGACATCAAGGATGGTGTCATACCGTCGTGCAACCTATTGAAGCAAGCCATTGACAGGTTTGAGGATTTCATGGGGCGGGAAGATATATACCTTGACGAGAAGGGTTTTGATGACTGTGTGGATTTCATCGGGACCATCAAGCATTTCCTTGGCAAGAGCGCAGGGAAGCCTTTCGTATTGGAGCCATTCCAGGAGTTCATACTGGTAAATCTCTTCCTTAAGTACAAGGAGACCAAGCACAGGGTTGCAAATGAGATTTATGTGCAGGTGGCGAGAAAGGCGGGCAAGGATGCTTTCATGGCCGCTATCGCTCTGTACTTGATGATTATTGAGGGAGAGGCATCGCCAGAGATTGTGTGTGCGGCTAACTCTGTGGACCAGGCGAGGATTCTTTTCAACTACATAACCCAGTTCTCCAAGAGCATAGACCCGAAAGAGACCGTCATAAAGCAGTACAGGAACTATGTGGAGACCAATTTCAACAATGGGATATGCAAGGTCATTTCAAGTGATGCTTCAAGGGCCGACGGTATGAACATCTCGGCTTTCTTCCTGGATGAGTACCATGAGGCCAAGGACCGTAAGATGTATGACGTGTTGAAATCTTCGCAGGGTATGAGGGAGCAGCCGCTTGCCATTATCATAACCACCGCCGGATTTAACCTGAGCTCGCCTTGCCATGATATGTATGAGCTTGCTGTTCAGGTACTTGGGGGTGTTAAGGACATGGACAACTTCTTCCCATTCATCTGGCAGCTGGACCCGGAGGATGACTGGGCCGACCCGAAGAACTTCATCAAGTGCCAGCCGAACCTTGGTGTCACCGTGACCAAGGAGTTCATGGAGGCCGAGGTCAATAAGGCAAAGGCGGACCCTACTGCGGAAGTCGGTGTGAAGACCAAGACGCTTAACCTGTGGTGTACTTCGGAATTCGTGTGGATTAAGCCTGAAATCATGGTCCAGCTGATGAGGGACATGAAATTGGAGGACTATACCGGTTATCCTTGCATCGTGGGGGTTGACCTTTCTTCCGTGGGTGATATGACGGCGGTGTCGGCGATGATACCGATTGAGAACAAGCGGATATTCTTCAATTGGTCATTCTTGCCAGAAGATACCTACAAGACACATCCGAATCGGGCTCTTTACGAGAAATTCCACAAGGCCGGTGAGCTGGACATCACACCCGGGAATGTGATTGACCATGACTACATCACCAACAAGATTGCCTGGATAAACACCATATGCCCGGTCATAGCCATCTACTATGACCCTTACAATAGTAGCCAGTGGGCGGTGAACATGACCGAGCTGGGTTACAACCTGCAGCCATATGGGCAGAACATGGGAAACATGACAAGGCCTACCAAGGAATTCCAGAGGCTTGTGCTGTCCGGGGAAATGGTCATGGAGAAATCAAGCAACATACTGTGGCAGCTCATGAGTGCGACCATCAAGGAAGATAACAACCAGAATATCAAGGTGGTAAAGCAAAGCTATTCAAGACAGAAAATAGATAACATAATCGCGTGCATCACAGCCCTGGGCGGGTTCCTTAAAGAGGGCGGGATTGCAACCGACTATGAAATCTTCTCATTGTAGCGAAATACACTATATCGGTGCGGCTCTCACGGGGGCCGCATCATTTCATTTATATTTGCATATCCGGAATAATTAGTTTATCTTTGCCGGTATGAAAGCTATTGCCGTATTGAGAGTATCCACTGACACCCAGGAAATTGAGGGTCAGAAGAGGGAGCTTGTCGCCTTTGCAAAGGAACATGGGTATGGGGACAGGGACCTTATCTATGTGGAGGCCGTGGGCGCTTCCGCTATCAAGATGGACCAGAAATACATGGACATGGCCGAGAGGATTAAGGAACTTATCCTTGAAGGCGGTGTGGATTGTGTATTCGTATGGGAGATAAGCCGACTCGGGCGCAATGAGGTGGTGCTGATGAAGTTCAAGGAAATGTTCATTCAGTATCACATTCAGTTCATATGCAAGAACCCGTCGCTGAAACTCCTTGATGATGATGGGAAGGTCAATTCCGGCACTGAACTCGCTTTCTCGCTGTTCGCTACCATGGCCAAGCAGGAAATGATTGAGAAGAAGGAAAGGTTCAAGCGGAAGAAGATTACCATGGCGAGGAAGGGCATGTACATCGGGGGCCACACAGTGAAATTCGGGTACAGGGTTGATGATGGGTACTTCGTGGAGGATGAAGAGGAAGGGAAGGTGGTGAAGGCCGTGTTTGACCTATATTCCACCGGCATGTACAGCACATACACCCTTGCGAAGGAGCTGTCTGAGAGGGGTATGGAAATATCAGACAACAAGGTATCCAAGATATTGAGGTCTCCAGCCTATGTGGGCGACGAGACATCCGATTCTGGCATGAACTATCCCGCAATCATATCCCGGGAGCTTTTTGACAGATGCCTGGAAATCCGTCAAAAGAACAAGATTGACATGAAGCGGGGGGAGAAGATTGTGCTGGGGGCGAAACTTGTCAAGTGTCCTGTGTGTGGGGCTACATGTACGAGCAATTCCCGTCATTATGTGTGTTCAAGACATGTGCATCACGGTCCGTGTTCCAATGGCTTCGCCTTAAGGCAGGAAGTGGCCCATGACCTTCTGTGGAGGGTTGCCTACGAGCAGCACATGCAGTACCTCATGGACAACTCGGAGGACAAGAAGGAAGCATACCGGAAAAGCCTCGCCGACCTGGATGCAAAGATTGTGGCCGGGCAGGAAAAGATAGCTGAAACCGCCTCCAAAAAGGACCGGATTGTGGAGGCCTATATAGATGGTTTAATAGACCGCAAAAACCGCGATTTAAGACTCTCAAAAATTGAAGATGATGTTCGGGACCAGCGGGATAGATTGACTTCATTACAGGCGAAAAGAAGGGCCATTGCTGGCATGCTGGAAGACCGGGAGAAAGACAGCATTGAAGCATGGTTGGAAGCCATGGCAAAAATGGACCAGGAAGACATGTTTCAGGTAATCCACCAGCACTGTGAAAAGCTGGTCGCAAGGCAGGTCTCTTTCGGCAAGCGGGACCCTCGTACAAGGAGGCCGAATGCGGTTGAAATAGTGGTGACCTCAATAGCCGGGGGTGAGTACAAGTTCATGTACATCCCGAAATACTATCAAGGTCACAATCTCTATATCTGGAATGGGAAGTGGGTGCCTGACCGCGTGACTACAATAGAGAGTCAGATTTGACAGAGCGCGGCCTTCCCCGGTTTTCCTCGGTTCCGTCGGATTTCACACCCCTGATGCGGAAGTGGGCCTCAAATTCCTCCCTTGATATGGCTATGGGCTTCACAGGCTCATACTGGATGGTCTCGGCAAGGGAAAGGGCAATCTCATAGACCGGGTAGTTCTTCAAAAGGTAGTCCGCAAGCTTTTCAAGGGACATTTCACCCGCCTTGGCCTGTCTGTAAATATTTCTATCAAGTGCTATCATAATACTGGTTCCTCCTGGTACCACATATCAAAGTTTATATTCTTGTCAATCTCAAATCTCACCATCCCATCACTCATAAAGCAGTAAGTATATTCCTCCGGGCTTCTTTTGCCAAATCTCTCGTAAAAGGCATCAAGCTCGGCCTTGAACCCCTTTATTGCGTCCTCTTCTTTCTTGTAGAGCCACCAATCATTCTCTGTATCAGCGGTCTCCCAGTTTATGAGTTGCCGGTGTAACATCCAAACTTTCATATCTATTTTTTTATAATCCGAAGCAAAGATAATAAAAAAAAGCGGACCCGCAAGGGCCCGCCAAAAACTATTTATATATAAAGAATAAAATGAGAGTTCAATCACGGAGCGGATAAAGAGGTGGTAGGGTAACCGCTCCGGTTGCGGGGTTCGGGACTTCACAGCCGCTACTTCCCAATGTTTCTTGCTGTATATTTATCATTACCCCCGATGGCTAAATGCCCACCGTGGGCTTCTACATATAGTATACAAACAATAGTTGGTTTAGTCAATAGTGGTTATAAAAAAAAATCTCACTTTTGGTGAGACTTTTTTTTCTTTACTGTGAGGACTTTTATGCGGCGATACCACCGCGAGTTTTTCAAGTTCAGTCTAAAAAAACCTGGAGGAGCGTCTCACCCGTCCAGGGGCCTCCATCAAGTCTAATGGAAGGGCGACTTGATGGAAGAAGTTTTTTTTATAACTCAATCTCTACCGCGTCATCGGCCCAGTCTTCAAGGCTGACCTGTGCGTCATGACCAATCAGGTGTACACCACAGCCACACCAATCTTCCTCATGCCGGAACAAGTCTGCCCTTATTGCTCCTAGGAGTACTTTTGAGACAACAAGCCCATAACACATATTGTCATCAACCTCTGCCTTGACCACAAATGAATAACCCCATGGGCATCCGGCAGACACATCTATAATCCAATAGTTCATATCTCTTTCTATTTTAAGCGGTTACACTTTCTGTTTTTAATTCCAGATAATACTCTCCTGTCTGTTACTGAGCCTGAGCATGGTCTTGACCTCCCTGACAACATCACTGGACACATAGCCACTACAGTCAAGTACATGCAGGATGCAAGCAGCATAGTACTGAGGGATGGTGTCATATTGTTTCAGTATCTCTTTCGGATACCAGTCCATCTTGATGTAGGTATTCTCCATAGGTTCAACTAAAACATGCGTGTTTCTGACAGGGCAGGATTTAAGCATGCGGTAGATAGCTTTGCCACTCCTTGTCAATTCATTGAAGCAGCTGTCAGCGGTAGTAAGATTCTCCCGGTTGATGTAGATGTCCGGGTCAATGGCAGTAATAAACTCATTGTTCATAATTGCTAAATTTTTAATTGTTGTCTTTAAGTTTTTCTTATTTGTCTATACTATCTACAAATATCGTGCCAAACTATGTGATTTGAAAAAAAAATATTGAAAGTTTTATTCCTCTGGGATAAGGGGAAGGTTCCATGCATTCCAAGGGTTATTGTTGTGGAATTCAATGACCCAATCAGCCAAAGGACTTATATTACCACTGAGAAGCGCAATCTTGTCATGCCTTGATGTGATGTTCTTGTCCTCAAATATTTGTTCTACCTCAGAGGCGACAAGGTTATATAGTTCGGGGAATCCCCCAAGATGAAAGGTGGCAAGCACCCAACCAATAATAATATTTCTCATATCTTTTTCTTTTTGAAGGGGGCAGATAATCCGGCAGTCATACCCACCCCCGGCTTCATTTTTAAAATTTTTATTATGGAAAAAACAGTCCTTGTTATGCCTCGTAAGATGCGTACTCCAACTGGTAGCTAACCTCTTCAATCCTGTCATAGAGGTGGTCATACTGCCACTGCATCTCTTCCCATCCGATATTGGTGGTGCCAGGGAAAAACTCGTCGCCGAGACTGGAAAGGTCAAGGCCAAATCCGTCACCCACACCGCACTCGCAGTTATACAGCTCACCGATTTTGTTGAGGTACTCTTCGTAGATGTCACGAGCCTTTTCCAGAGCAGCGATGTCATCCGCAATAGGGTCTCGTGGCCCTTGTGGTCTTCGGCAAGCTCGTCAATCTTGTTCTGATACTCGCACACGATTTCATTGGCATCCCACTCCTTTTGGAGCTCGGCCTCAGCATCCATGTCATCCACATACTTTTCAATGAGAGAGATAAGCTCTTCCCACTTGCTGGTGGTCATACGCTTGCCGAGGAAGGTCACCTGTTCGTCAGTAACTTGCTGGTCGGCGAAGTGGTCATACTGGAAAATCCGAGCGTAGAAACCATCGGCGGTCTTGCGGACCTGGGCCTTGAGGTGTTCGCGACCCATGAACTCAAGGGTGTACTTGAACTTCGTCTCACGGAACCACTTGTTAAGGTTTTCAGCGGTCATGTCATCATAAACAACACCTCTCTCGTAGAAATTGGTAGCGCAGTCAAAAGCGAGAGTGGAAGTGCGGCTGGCCAGGCCATTGTCGCCATTGAAAATATTCTTTTCCATATAAATAAATAGTTTTTGATTTGCCTATACTACTTACAAAAACCGTGCCAAAGTAGAAAAATATTTCAACTTTTTTTATTGGCATGCGATTTGTTTTGCACGCGCCGGTTTTGCAGTCGCATATACATATTACAAAAACCGTGCCAAACTTGATGCAAAAATCTAATATTTTGCGATTATCTGGAAAAAAGCTGATATTGGGGGGGGTGTTTTGGTTAAAAAAGACAGGGGGAACTGGTGGGGTACCCCCTGTCAAAGCCTATTAAGAGTAAACCACCTTTCGGAGCTTATCCTTAAGCAGGACCATCCTGCATTACTATCATACAAACAGTTTTTGAGACTCCCAAATATTTTTTCAGTAGAGCCTACTTTCGGGGATGAGCTCATTGAGGTCTTTCTGCATGGAGGCGATGCAATCATTGAAATCCGTGTCCTTGGGAAACTTCCTGTATATCTCCACGGAGGTCTTGTTCTTCCTGTATGACCTGAGAGATTCGTCCGCGGTCCAATCTATGAATACTTGGTACCGGCGCTCCCTCAAGGCTTCTTCTATGTCCAGCATCCAATCCTCGTCATACCCCTTGAAGCGCGTCTCGGCCCACACCACACCAGGGGCTTGGATGAACCAGCAGAAGCACCACTTGCCTATCTGTTTGGTGTATATCTTGTCTTTGTTGCTCATTGGTAAGAGAAATGTATGTATTTTAAGTAGTTATTGAGGGTCTTCAAGACTTCTGTTTGAGTTATATCCCTTTGGGATTGCAGATGGATTTTCATAACTAACTCATTTACAATATCTCTGTAACAATCCAAGAAAGTATCTTGCTTATTGGTCATTATCAAAGAATAGTTTAGTTCAGGATAGTTATTTATAAGTTCTCCAAAGGAATTAAGATAGATAGTCTTTAACTCTTCTTTTGAACATTCTTTCTTTTCTTCTTCAACAACCATGATAAGATTTCTTTCTTCATCATCATAGAAAGACTCTTTCTCTTCAATGACATTAGCTAACATATCTTCTTCTTTATTTAATATATTATATTCTTTAGTATTTGAAGTATCTGGAGTATCTGTATTAGTACTCACTTTTTCACATATACATTCACATAATCCTTCACACTTGCTTTCACAGTTATCTTCACTCTCTGTTATAGAAGTACTCACTTTTTCACATTTTCTCATATATGAAGGAACAAAGTGGTCTTTATACTTGACTGTCTCAATCCAAAGGTCAGGGTTGTTACGGATATCATTGAAGGAATATTGCTGATAGACCTTGAAACACTCAAAGTTAATGCGTACGCGATTCGTCCTATGCCCTCTTCCCTTACCAATGCAATCTATGTTGATAATGCCAGCCCTGTACAATGTATCAAGCGTAGCCCTTATAACATTTTCAGATAGTCTCGTATCAAGTTGAAGGTCCTTGTTTGACCGGTAGAACCACCCGTCTTCATTTGATAAGATTGAATGCAGTCCAATGAGTGTGGAAAGCATCTTGTTACAGTTTGCGTCCAGACAGCTTGATAGTTGCTGTGGCATCATGACAAACTGATAATCATTTTGTTGCTCCATTTTACATATGTATTATCTTTTATAGTGTCAAACAAAAAAGCGACTGGATGTTCAGGGGAGCAACTACCTTACTAATCCAATCGCTTTGACCATTTAGGCCTATTTCGTGTATCCTGTTCACTGTCCATGCTTATGTTGCTCCAGCATATTCAATGATTTCTTTTCAAATAAATATCGCCTACATATAAAAAATACAAAAAATTTTCGTCATAGTCAATATTATTTTAGATGTAGGTCAAATACCTGTTTCCTTTGCTTCCCGGCTCCATTGCGGTATCCAATATGCAACCATTTGGACTTCCCGCTGGTTTCCCTTATCGCCTGGTCCCATACCAACTCAGAGTTTATAAGGAAGTTTATGACAAATTTCTCAAATTCTTCGTAAGACCCAGATACCGGCCTGATGTCAGCAGCCCACCCAAGAGGATGAGCAGATGTTGGACTGCCCCCTACGAGCCTGTTCAAGCGGTAGCATCTATATCCTGATGTGACCTTGATTGGCTTGCCCCAGGCATCGCGGATTGGTTGAAGAAGTTTCTGACAGAGCTCTTCAAGGTGGGATATCGCAATGAGGGTCGGGGTGTTGTCAATCCCGGCCTTCTTCGCTCTATCCGATGCTATCAGCTCACCAAGCTCAAAGTTCTGGCTCAGCTTCTTCTTGGGGTCTATCTTCATTGGTGTCTTCTACCTGTTGCTTCTTCTTGTTCCGTCCTATCTCAATACTTGCATTGTTCCATGTTGCCTTAATCTTGGCCCCTTTTTCAATAAACAAGGGGAGATTGGCGAAGGTGTAATATAACCACGCAAATCCAAGTATTTCCGCCAATCCCTGAAGGACTGTCGGATGGATGGCCCCAAGTGGAGGTACAAGGAAACTGGCCACAAGGAGCCCAAAACATAGTACCAATAATAGATAGAGGTACCATGGCATACCGATGAATAGGTCTTTAACAATATCAGCCATTGTTTAATTTATTTTCCTGAATTATCCTGCGGCTTCGGCTGCGGAGCTGGTTTCTTCTTACAGTTGCACATGTTATAATCTCCTATACTTTTTATAAAAAAGGGGGAAAAAAGGCGGACACTTTATTTTTACACTTGTTTCCCACATATATTTCTTGTATATTATATGTATGAGACAAGCAGAGTTAAATGGTTACATATATTATGTAACAGAAGACGGAGAACATTTTTATAACTCCAAAGGAAAAGAGAGGCCTATTTTTGTCAACAAGCAAAGAAAAAATAGGCGACAGATTAAGCTGAATCAGGACAAATATTATTTCAGTTTAATCATGGCTAATGCGTACCCGGATATATGCGGTAAACCTTTTGATGGTTGCGAGATACACCACATTGACGGGGATAAAACTAATGATGCGGCAACAAACCTCAAAGTTATGACACGGGAAGAACACCACAGACTGCATGATGGCATAATTGCCAAATACACCATGGACGGAGAAAAGGTAGGTGAGTACCTTTCCTCAAAAGAAGCGGCCGAATCGGTAGATAACAAAGTTACTTCAGCCGCAATCCGTGAGTGTCTGTGCGGTACATCTAAAAGTTGCGCTGGGTATATATGGAAAAGAGAGCCTTAATCGCTCTCTTTCTCTTTTTGCTTCTTATTTTCCTTTGCGGCCTTGATTGTGGCGCTAATCCAGCTGAGGACAATCATCATGTTCACAATGCCAAAGGCGATGCTTACACCTCTGAGGACCGGCTGTACAATCCAAAAGGCCCCCACGAATGATGCTATGGCCAATACAATCCACAGCACAAACAATACTTTGCTTAACTTATCCATATTCACTCCTTTTTTAGATAAAAGGGGGAATTTTGTCCCACAAAGCGAAACCCCGGGTCATCACTCCGGGGCTTCTGGCACCAATCCATTACAGGTAGCGAAATCCGGTTCACGGCGGTGCTTACATCATCTCATCCCGGTATATATTTATCTGCAGCTGGTTTCCACTTCCGTACTGGGTGAATACAATTCTTGCTTCCTGGTCTTCGTGCAGCTGATTCGGCGGGAAAGATACCGTATATACCCTTGTGCCGAGACCGCTCCCATCCACATAGGTCACACTGCTTATCCCTATTGTGTCAATCGGTGTGGTGTAACTCATTCCTGTGGCTGAGCCATTGTAGATTGAGGTTATGGTAAACTGAACCTGCGTGGTGGTAGGAAGGATGTTGAACTCATCCCTATTGACAGAAAACTCTGATGAAGGTGTGGTTGGGTAAATTTTAATGCTACCCATCCACACTTCCACCACTGCCTTGTTTCCCAATGTTATTGAACTCAATTCCATAGCTTACACTGAAAAATATATTGTATCTCCCTTCTTGGAGTGATTAGGACCGTAGATGCCGGTAGGTCTGTAATAGTATGAGGTGCTGCTTCCATTGCTGCGACAAGCACACCACATTCCAACCCACTCGGAAGGAACTCCAGGATACCCCATACCTCTCCAGTTGGATACCACTGCGGAAGATGTGACCTGGACCATGTACCCATAATAGTCGCTGTCTATGTTCGTGTCAAGGTCCCCATTGAAAATCCAGTGACCGCCGCTCTTGGTGAAATAGGTGGAATAGGTGGAGCCGGTGGTAATCACAGCAATCTTCAATCCCGTGAAAGGACTTGACACCACAGTGTTGTACCCGGTCACTGTACCGCTGGCATTTACCTTTACTTGGGTGTATATGTTGTCTTCCACATATACAGGTGTTTTGACAGACAGACCATCAGCAAGTTCCGGAACTCCAAAACCCTTGTGACCGATGATGTCCATGTTGGTGTTGATTCCTGGCTGCGGGTTGGTAATCGTGCTTTCTGAACTATCGGCGAGTATAACCTTCATGTCTTCACCCTCCAAATCAAGGCCGGTAACCCCTACTCTCTCGGTGGTGAATCCTATTCCATCGGTACCAGCTCTGAAATTTGTATGGTCACCAGCTGTATTAAAACTGAAGGTCAAACCGCCTCTTCCAAAATGTGCATCCTCAGAGGTCTCAACACCGTCATAATAATCCCAGGTCAGACCGCTTGAATCATATTCCCATCCTCCAATCATACCGGTGGTCGCACTCATGTTTCCATTTGCATCAACCTTGAAAGGAGCATCACCGGGAGCTTGAGCACCGGCCCAGAAAGTGATACCGCTTCCACCTGCGGCACCACCGGTTATATTGTTGTTTGCATCACGAAGGTAAAGCTCATTGCCAGTGATGAAGTTTATGCTTGCCCCGCTTGCAAGGATGAGGTTCGCGGCGACGAAATCAAAGCTGTCGCCAGAAGTCCAATATCCGCTCACACTGTTCCAAGGGCTGAGCCTGCCGTAATAGGTGGTGTTGCAGTAGTAATAAGTTCCGTCTTTGTAAATCACATCTATCCACTTGTCACAATCATCGCATGTCAGGCTGCTTGACCCGGCACACCAGCACCTTGTAGTAGCTGAATTCTGGGCCCAATCATAAGGACCTCTTATGGCCGCACCGGTCCTTCCCTGTCCACCTTCGCCATTGAGACCGTCAATCAAGATATCCACATCTTCCTGGTCAACTTGGGTATTTCCAACCTTCAAGGTAAATCTAAGCCTTCTGTATGTTATGCAGTCCCTTTCCCTGATGGTTATGGAACCTGTGTAGGCGGATTCCGAAGTGAAAGAGCCTGTGGACCTTGACTGCCAGCTGTAGTAGATTGTAGCATCAGCGGCTGGAATTACAGCACCCTGCCCAATCTGCTTGTAAGCCGAGCATGTTATTGCGGATGGGCTCATTGTGTTATTGTTCGGGTCATATATGATTTCACCGAAACTTGGTGTAAGCCAATAAGATACAGCGTCGGTACCATCCGTGCCATCCGTACCGTCAGTACCATCCTGTCCGTCTGCACCATCATAGGACTTTGTGACCGTCATGACCTTCACATCCCTCAGGGTATATACGCTGCTTCCCGGGTCCTTGGTTGATGCACTTACCGTGATTTCCACAGATGTTCCATTGAAACTGAAGGTAGGGGTTTCTGCACTCGTATTGAAATGCAGGGTGTAAGTCCCGGTACCGTCTATTCCGGCAATGCCCCTGACACCGGTTGCACCACCAAAATTGACATCATACAGAACACCGGAAGTCTGTCTTGTTGAGCCGTAATACAGCTTGCAGACACAAGTAGGCCTTACAGCACCGGCATAGATGTTTCCATTTGAATCGCAGTTGATAGATGCATTGTCATTTGAAAGGGTAAGGTACCATGCACTCTCACCGGAAGCACCACTTGCACCTGGCTGTCCGGGCTGTCCAGGCTCACCATCAACACCCTCGGAAATTACAGGCACCTCTTCAATCTCATAGAACACATCATCCGCATTTTTCAAACCGAATGACATTGAAGAAATTCCGTCATAGGTGTTTGCTGTTATCTCACCGACTGCACTTGTTGATGCGGTTGCAGGGTCAAGGTCATCATACCAAAGATAGATAGTGGTCGCGCTGTCATATACCGGAAGCTGGTCACCAACCTGGAGCATGACAG